CTAAAAAGACCTAAAAATCCTTTTTGTATTTGTGTAGCAGCCATTCTTGCAGCAGTATCAAGAAAATGATCTGCAATACGATTTAACATACTTCTAAAAGCTTCGCTAATTGTCATTGTTCCTTTAATAATTCCACTAAATGATTCTTGGAAACCATCTTTTATAGCAACACTTAAATCTAAAATCTGACGCATTGGATTTAACATTTCCCGTAGTTGATCTGTAGGTGCTTGAAACTCAGCAAGAAATTGTAGTTGCTCATTAATCTTTATTTGATTATTTAAAAGTTCAAATTGACTAGCGTTAGCAAAAACAAATAAATCATTTAATCTTTGTAATTGTTGCTCAGGAGTTTCTGTATCTTTTAAAGGTTTAAATTTATTAAACAATAAACCTCGCTGTCCTTTTATTCTATTTTTTTCTTTTAAGTCTTCAGCTTTTTTATCTTCAATAAATTTTCGTCTTTTTTTACTTATTAATGCCTCTTCAAGATCAAGTTGAGCTTGCAATGAACCTTTTGTGGCTAATGTCTGCAAAAGTTCTTGCCTTGTTTCTTCACTGATATCATTTTTAAACGTCTCAATTTTTCCTAAAACAGATGCAGTATCTCTTAAACCTGCTAAAGTATCTAAATTTTCTCTTGAACCAAAAAGACTTAACAAACCTAATCCTTGTTCTCCTCCAAAGGTTTTAACTGTTGCTGCTAATTGCACTGCTTCGTCATTTGTTATATCAAATTCTTTAGCTAATCTTTTAATGTTTTTCCTTGAAAATTCAGATTCTATCCCCATGCTTGATACTTCTTCATTTAATTTCTTAATTGCCTTTCTAAACTGAATTGCTTTTTCTACTTGTGAAGCTATAGCAGTTGCAGCAATAGAAGCAGCAAACCCTCCTCCAGGAGCTAATGCACCTCCAATACCACCAGCAATACCACCCATAGCAGCACTTAAACCTCCTGCACCAAACAAGAATGGAAAACCACCACCAATCAAAGCACTTCCAATCCCTCCTTTTGCTCTCCCCATTGCTCCACCTGGCATAGAAAAAGGACCGCCTTGTGCATTTTTACCAAAACCTAATCTATTTCTTAAAGGTAATCTTGGTCCGATTTCACCCCCTGAGACACCAAATGATCCTCCTGGTAATGCTGCAAATGCTTTTTGTGATTGTTGTTGTGTTTGTATTGTTGCTATTTTTGCAACTTTTTTATCAATATTTCTTAAATGTTTATCTCTAGCTTTATTTCTTACTGCTTCAATTTTTGCTGCTTCCGTAACTTGATTTGCTCTGCTACTAAAAGATGCAAAACCACCTTGTCTCATGGCTTGCGAAGCTGCAATATTTTGCTTTACTCTGCCACTAAATACTGATGTAGCCTGTCCTGGTCCAATAGGACTTGCAAACATTGTTGATGGCCTTATACCTTTTTGTGCCATCTTTTGTAAATTCATTTGAACAGTAATTTGTTCTAAAAGTTTTGTTCTTTTTTGCAGTCCAATATTTAATTCATCATTAGCCCTTACAAGATTTCTTGCTGCATCAACAGCTTGAGGTGTTCCTAAAGTAGATTTATTAAATGCTTCATTAGCTTTATTAACCATTACGGTTAAATCTCTAAAACTTTGACTTACTTTAGGAATATGTTTTGGACTTGCAGTAACAAATCTTTCTAAAGATTTATTAGCTGCATCTATTCTTTCATTAGTTTGTTTAATCTTTAAATTAAAGTTAGTTAATTCTCTTGTCTTTACTTTTACATCAATATTTATTCCGTAATTAGCCACTTGCTATCAAAAATCAAATATTAAACCTATCTTACCTTTTTTTACCTCTTAAAGCACTAACATGTTGAGCTTGCTCTTTTCTTTTTTCATATTCTTCATTTTCTATATCTATGTAAGCAGCCCAACCTATCATCTCTTCAGCAGTCAATGTTTCACACAACTCAGCTACAGTTTTATGAAGTAGTTTTGCAAGACTAAAGATAAATCTCCAGTCACCGTTAGCTTTTTAAATCGGCTTTAGCCTCTGACACCTCCCGATCAGTACCAGCACTAATCATTGCTAATTGTATTTCTTCAAGAACTGATGCTTCTATTTCTCTTCTTAGTGAAGCCTTGTCTCCATCTTGAAATAACCTTACACCATCTTTATCTAATGCTTTTTCAATCATCATTTGCAAAGCATACTCATTAGTATTTTCAGTGCCAGTTTTCTTCTGAATAGCTTCTCTTTCTGCAATAGTCAAAGGGTGCCAATAAACAGTAAGAATGATTTCATCATTTTGTTTCACATCAAAATTGTAAAGTTGAGAAACTCCAAACCTGTTTTTGAGAAGATCAACTGCTCTTGTCATATCAAAATTATATTACTTTACTATATACTAAGCGTTAGCGGTAAATTGGCAAGATATTACACCAACGAAATGACTTCTATCTTCAATATTTAAAGGAGTTGGACCTGTAATATCTAAGACTCTAGGTTTACAAGAAAAAGTATCAACATAGTTCGTAGTATTTACAGAAGTCAAACCATCTATTACTGCTTCACTTATTGAAGATAATGATGCAGTTCCTTTTCCTTTTGGACAATAAACATTACATTGTATGACTCCAGCATAATAATCCGAAGATGTACCTTGATTTTGTAATGTAGACTGCCCAAAATCTATTGTCATAATTACATATTTTTTTGTTTTACCTGGGTCTGTATAATGAACATTGTCATAAACCATTACAACAGTTGGATCTACATTAGAGATAGCATCGGTAACTGCCTTTTCAAAAGCTGCTCTTGTATTCACTAAAGTCATAATTAAATTTCAGAAGTACCAGTATATTTTTTACCTTTTTTACTACCTTTACCAAACAAAACTTTCTTTTGTGTAGCTCCAATTTTTATAGCACCACGTTTTTTCTCTTTAAAGTTTTCATTAATAGTATTTTTTATATCATTCTTTACATACTTAGCTATTCGTGGATCTTCAATTACATAACTTGAATATTCTGCCTGATTTCCAATAAAACAACCTTTTTTATAATCAAAAGTAGGAGGAGAAAATCTTGGCTCAATAACTGGATTAGAGGGTCTTGATCCTGCTGGTTTCCAAGGTGCTCCGCCTACTGGTAAATCATGTTCTTTTTTGATTGATGCCCAAGGTTGAAAATCTTCTCTTCTGTCTTTTTGTCTTACCTGGCTTTTTTGTGCTCTCCAACTTGATGCTAAAAATCCTGTATAAACTGGACTATTGGCTTCAGTTGCAAGATCAGCTAAAACATCACCAATCATTGAATTAAATGCTTCATTTAATTGAGCGTCTAAATCTGATTTTGCATTTTTAAAATTTCTTACCATTAGAACCTCACTAGTAATGTAAATAAATAAGTCTGTCCACCTTGTTTTGTATCAATACTTGTTATCTGTCCAGTTCTAATAGATCCAGCAAATGTTAATTTTACTTCATCATTTAAAGTTGGTTGATTGTTTCCTATTTGATCTGGAGTTATATAAACTTTTGCTTCTCTCATTTCCTGATCACCCTCTTCTTCTGATCTTATAAATTCAACTGGTGCTTTAATATCAGAAAAATTAGTATCTACACTTATCTCTTCTCCAGTGTCAATGTTATAACTTGATACTCCTTTCTTAATATAAGTAATAGTTGTATCTAAAGAACTACCTAAATCAGATACAACCTGTTTTGCTACTTTTTTTAACAATGAATCTAACTGTCCTGCCATTATCCTCTCACCACTCTAGTTTGATAAGTACCAGATCCACCTAACATATACGCACCTAAATAACTTTGTAACCATGGATATTTATCCATAACATTATTAACAGAACCAACTCCCTGACTTGTCGTATTATATTTTACCTGTATATCTCCTAACTTAACTTCAGACAAGTTACCATCTGTTCCTGTGTTACCTGTCATGGCATCTGTTTCATTAGCCAAAGCTCTAGCCAATTCATATTGTGCATATTTAATATTATTTGGAATTGTTGTACAGGTAAGTTCCACATTATCAATCGTATAATTATTTCTTGGAAACTTTAATGCCTGTCCATTATCACATCTTGATCCATAGTAACTTAAGGTATCAATCCATCTTGTAGCTGCGATTAAAGATCTGTTCTTTTGATCATCTGTTTTATTTGTCCAAGTACTTGAATCTGGTACAGTCTCAAAGTAATCATTAGCTTCTGCCAAAGTGACATAGCTATTTGCAGTAGCACTTGATAATGTTGCTGTTATAGTAGCTGCCACGATTAATAATTTATTTTAGTTTTATTGTAGCGTAAAGAAAAAACCCCACCAATAATTGATGAGGTTTGTTCCAAGCAACTTAATAATAATATTAATAAGTTGATGTATCAAGAGGAGAGTTAACTGTTAACTGTACTAATGGGATTAAGTCAGCATCGTATGTGATAGCCCACTTGTTAGCTGTAGCTAAGTTTGCATTAGTAGGATTGTCAGCAGCATCATTCCACTTAGTACCCATAACGTGATACGCAGTGTGATAGTCAACAGAAAGAACGTCCTGCTTAGAAAGAATGTTTCTTTCAGCTTCAATTCTTAGTGCCTGTTGCTGTCCTTCAAGAATTGTTCCTGATGTTGTCAAATAGCAGAAGAACTCTATCTGATGACCAGAAGAACTAGATGGTGCAACTGTGTTAACAGCAGAATCAACAACAACTGTGCAACCAGCAAATTCGCCAACTGCTCTGTCACTGATACCAACTCCACCACCACCCCACTGAATACCTGTTCCAGTAGATAATGCAGAAGTTGAGAATGTTAACATACCAACCTGATATAGGTAGTAAGCAACTGTTGGGTGAACGATAAGAATATCTAAATCCTCACCTCTTTCTCCAAGAAGATTTCTTGCTCTTGCAATTGTAGAAGCTGTCAAGAAGTTAGCTTCTGTTGCACTAGCACCAGCTTTCGCTACATCTAGCTTGTTTGAAGATAATGCAGTACCAAATAAACCTGCTAAATGTGAGAACAATCTAGCGTTGTTTAATTTGTTGATAGCATCTGCAAGCTGATTTCTGATATGACCCATAGGATCTTCACCAGCAGCCAAGATTGCAATATCATCTACAGCATAAGCAAATGCTCTATGGCAGATTGTTGCAACCTGTGTTCCTGTACCAATCTTCTGTGGTGTTAAATGACCAGCAGTAGATGTACCCCAGTTAGCAGCACCAGTCAGAATTTCTTCTGTTGGAGCGATTGGGTTGAACTCAGGAACCTGGATTCTTGTACCACCTTCGCTTGCATCTAATAATGCGTTACGAGTGATAGCACCAGATTGTAAAAATGCACTACGCTCTTTTATAGCTTCGGAAACGTATGTGCTGAGATTATTTCTCTTTACGATGTCCGCAAGAAGGACACCGCCCGAATAATTCTGAAACGGAGCAGCCATTCAGATTTACCTTAAATACTTTTGCGATACCCTAATCACAGATTAAGGAAGTCGTTTCACAGAAACTAACTATTTTTGTTGAGCCTCTCTCTTCAGCACGGCTGCGAGATCTGGGTCTTCATTCTCCATTATAATCTGTTGCGTCAAATTGCCAGTCTTCCAAGGATTAACTGCACCACCTGATACATTTGATACAGGACTTGGCTTTGCACCCATGCCAGCAGCAGCACTGGCCTTGAAATGATGCTCATAACCACTTCCAGGATTTTTAAGACCTGATAAATACAAATTCAAATCTTGTTCTACTCCACCATTTAAAACAACAACTTTGCCTTCAGAGTTTTTCTGTAGTTTATTTTGTAATAAAGAAAGCATTTGCTCTGCATTAATAGCACCTTGATTACTTATAGCTGCTAAAGCAGTTGTTCTTGTTGAAGCAACTTCATTAGAGTTTTTCATATCCTCTAATTGTTGAGACAAAGTAGAAATTGTTTGTTCTTTTTCTTGTGCGGTTTTATTGGCTTCTTCCCAAAGAGTTTTCCATTGACCTTGATCTTCTAGCTCTTGTTTTCGCTGTTGATCTTTTTGTTTATAGACTTCATCAAGTTTTCCCTTGATTCCTTTAAATTTTTCTTCGCTTTCCTCTATTTGTTTTCTTAAACCAGAAATTTGACTTTCATATTCTGCTTTCACAGTGTC